AAAAAGTTTAGAAGAATATTGTTTTTTTTCAAAAAAATATTTATTGTTATTACAGAACAACAATTCATCCCACAAACTAAAGATTTGTGGGATTTCTTGTTGAGTTTATTTAAAATTCAAAACCAAATCAAAATCAAAGAAAAAATAATCAAACAAAAATAAAAAGAATGTTTGATTTTGATGATGAAAGACCATTACAATCGTTTAAAGTTAGTCGACACCGTCATCATAGACACTAATTTCGTTAATTAGTTCATCTATAGTTGTTTCGTAAATTACTTCATCTTCAAAAATTTCTTGTCTTTCTCGATATTCTAAGGCAATTTTTGCTGAGTCTAAATCTATCGAAAAATGGCCAGTACTCCCTTCGTTTTGTTCCCAATAACTAGATGTATTATTTAACATTTCGTAAAGTAAATCATTTAGACTTGCGGACACATTTATAGATTTTTCTCCTTGTGTCATCACATCTTGAATGTCACCAGTATCACCCCAACCATCGAATGTTACGATCCATTTTCCTGTATGTCTAGCTTCTGTGTAATCTTCAAAAATTTCAAGAGTATCTGAAGATTTACTAAAATCTTTTGTTTTATAGACCGAATCGTTAAGATAGTAAAAACTATAATTCCCTACGACTATAAATTTATTAGATTTTAAATTAAAAGATACTTCATACCCTGATGTATTTGGATCCTCAATATCAATTGAGTCATACATTTTTTGATCTAAATCAAGAATGTTTTTACATAAAATTTTTATTACACTGTCTATTTGAAACGGATGACGTAATTTGGTATCTTCTCCATTTTTGTCAATACATTCACATTTATCTTTATTGGAAAAATCCAAACGACCCTCCTCTTCCACATTTATTTGTACTTCAATGCATTTGGTTCCCCACCATTGAATGAGTTTTATTAATGCTTTTTTTGGATCTGACATGTTAGTAAATTTTTAATACAATAATTTTGATTTTGTAAACATACAGATCAATCAACATCATCCTTTGAGTTAATTTCGTCGATTAATTCATCTATTGATGATTCATAAATAACCGTCTCCTCATTTTCTTCGAAATTTTCAGTGTAAAACAGTTCGATTTCTTTTTTTGTTAAATTAATCATAAACTGTCCAAAGCTCCCTTCATTGATTTCCCACCCTCCATGTTCATTTTCTAGAAAGTCATATAATTCATTTTCCAATTCTGTGGGTACTAGAAATCTACGTCCATTAGAGTCAAGTAAACTATCTTCAATATATCCAGAGTCACCACTTCCATTAAAATCAACTTGACATATACCACGTGCTCCATTTCTTTCAAGATCATTAAATATTTCAATTATATTTTCATTTTCTTCTACAGATCGTACATCTATCATTTCTACGCCTTCACTATTAAATGAATATTGTACATTTACAATAAATTTATTCGAATCAAAATCAAAATTTAAGTCATATCTGTTGATATATGGGTCATTCACATCGATAGAATCATCTAATGTCGAACGCAAATCACGAATATCGTCGCAGAGAAAGTCTATTACCTGCTGTATTTGAAACGGATGACGTAATATAGTATTTTCTCCATTTTTGTTGATACATTCACATCTGTCTGTATCATTTAAAACATAATCTTCGTTAACTTCAATTGTTACTTTATTACATTTGGTTCCCCACCATTGAATAAGTTTTGTTAATCCTTTTTTTGTATCTGCCATACTGATAAATATCTAATCTTCCAATTCTAGTTTGGCAGTTCGAATAAACCACATTGGTTTTTTTTCCGCTTTGATAGCGTCAATCCATTCTTTTGCTGTTGGAATGTAATTGTAACAATCTTCTAAAACGTGTTGTTCACCAACATATCTCACATACACAACTTTTTCATCACTATTTACAAATGAACTTCCAAAAATTTTTTCCATTTCGAAAATCCCTTCACTATGATGTCTAAACATCCTATGCACTGAATGACCGACCCAGGATTTAGTTTCATCCAACCAATTGTGTAAATGAATATAATCCTCCCATTTACCACCGAATTTTTTTGCGGAAGATTTAGAATGTAAAATTGGGTGAGCCATGTTAGATTTTCTTAATTAAATATTTGTGACCTGAATCGGAATTTAATTGTAATAAATCTCTAAATTTTTCAGCCTCATCTAAATTTTCAAACTCCAAAACTTCATCTTGACTATCTAAGAGAATAACAGGTAAAATTTTCTTATTTGTATCGGTATTTTTTATTTCTACCATTTTAATAATACAGTACGACATGATTTGATTTTTGATTAAAAATTAATACTTTTCAGTAAAAAGTCAAACGATGAATCAAGTTTTAGTGTTGAATTCAGATTTTACACCATTAAATGTAACTTCTCTTCAGAAGAGTGTTAAACTCGTCTTGAAAGGAAAAGCTGAAGTATTAAAAGAAAATATAGAAAAAATATTAACCACCTCGGGTGAGTTTGTACGACCTCTCATAATTAGACTGTTAAATTATGTTAAATTTAGAACAAAACCAATCAAAATTAGTCGTCACAGAATTTACGCTAGAGATAATCACCAATGTGTCTATTGTGGTTCTAAAAAAAGTCTAACCATAGACCATATCATACCAAGATCGAAGGGTGGTCTTAATACTTGGACCAATATGGTTACATCATGTTTCAGTTGTAATGTTAAAAAAGGTGATAAAAGTTTGGAGCAATCTAAGATGAAACTTAATTCACAACCTTATGAACCGCAGTTCTTCACTGAAATAGCGGGTAGAAGTTTGGAAAATGTATGGGAAACGTTTAAAAAAGATTTTTTTTAAGCTGTGCCAACTTTACCTACCATGCTCTTACCTAAATTTGAAATATTCTGTCTCCACTTAGCTTGCGCATCACAAATTATAGTTGACAATACATCTTCCAAATTTTGGATTATTGAACCTTTTTGATCTGCTAGTATTTTCATTAAAGAATTTCTTATAGCATTTAGCATGAAACCTCCAGCACCCGTGTCATAGTTATTTTTAGCTTGTTGTTGTGTTATAACTGCTTCTATAAGTCCATCACATATTTTGTTAGTCAAAAATCTACAATCTGTAATAAGTTTACCATAATCAGCTATGTTTGTACTTGTAATGACACTTCTAATAACATTGTAAAAATAATTTTGTTTATTAATACCAAATAGTTTTGCAACTCCATCAGTTAAATACTCACCTATAACTTCTGGAAGTGATCTTACAGATCCACCAAATAAACTACCCAAAAATCCAAATATATCAAATTGTTCATTCAATTGTCTTAAGTCGTATCCTTGTTCTTCTAGGATAATCATTTCGGATAATAGAAATATAGACTTTTCACGGTCACTTTTATAATTCTGTTCAAGTACAAATTTTAAACGTGACTGAACGATAGAGTGTTCGATAATCAAATTTTTTTTAGTTTCTTTGATTTCGTTAATATTTTTCCTTAAACTTTTTGTTATAGTATTCATATTCTTATTGATTTACATTGAATTGACTAAGGTCATTATTTGTTAATTGCGGGGTTTGGATTACATCTTGTACGTTACGGTATGGGATCTTAACTTCAGAGTCAGAGGTAGGTTGTTGTTTAGGACATGTTTTCACTAAAATCTCTATTGTTTTTTTGTATGCTGGGAATTGTTTAGTAAGTAATGTCAAATTAAATCTTTGTTTATTCTTAAGATTCAATGCAAACCAATTGTTGTCCTTGGATGTGTATGCATAGTTTTTATCATTAGGAACTTTACATGTGAATTCAGTTACTTTGGGGCCTTGGTTGGGATCTAGAGGTTTTGCTTGATTTTTTTTGTTTTCTGGCTTGGATTGAGTGCCTTCCAAATTTATTCTAATAGAATTGGGGTATAAAGATTTTGGATTGTTTTGATAAACTTTGTAAGTCATATTTATTCCCAAACCTTTTAACTTTCCTGTAATATATTTAGCAATATCTAAGTTGTCAGCCTCCAATTCACCGTTCAACATATCTTGGATGTTTTTATAAGAATTGGGAGGTACTGAAAAGTACTTTGGATTACTTACAACTACATTATTTAAATTAATAAAATCTTGTTTACTTTTTAACCTATCGAAAACCGTACGTAACTTTTGTAAGTTTGTACCAGGTCCCCTAACTGCATCCCTCAATAACTGGTTAATAGGTACTACATTCTGTTCTATTAAAATATTATCAACGTTTTCAGTTAAGGTTTTTTTATTGTCATAAGACATTAACAATAAACTTCTGCTCAAAGCCTCAAGACCCATCTTTTTAGAGTAATTCATATTTTTTTTCTCAATAAATATACGATTATAACAAAGTATTTGCTTTACCCCTCACTATAGGATATGAATCTTTCCATTTTGTATTTCCTATTTGATTTGCCGCCCCTCTTTTAATCCCTGTTTCCCATTTGGTGACCGTGGGGTATGCGGCAGGAGGACCTGCTGAAGATGTGCCCATTTCTTGTTCCCCAACCTCAACCTTGTCACTAATCAACGATTGTAACATTCTAATATAATAATCTATATCTACACCACTCATGTATAATAAATATCAAATTAATATATTTCTGCATCAGGAATATTTTCATTGATTGAAAAATATTCATTCATAAATGAGGTCAATTCCGTCTCGTCAATATCAATATCCCAATCATTTAACTCATATTCTTCTTCTGAACTATCTTCGTCTAGTTCATCCAAATCATCAGGACTTTTAAAAATTTCATACCCATATTCGACGATTTCGTCAATATCGAATGTATGTGTTCGAATTACCTCATCAGAGTCCTCATTCATCCTGAATTTGACTTCCAAATTATTCGATGATAAATTTGTTTCAAAAATTTCTCTTATTTCCATAGTTTTTTTTCCTTACAAATATTTCGATTTTTCAAAAAAACCAATTTTTACATAAAAAAAAATAAAATATCAAATTATTTGTGTATATTTGACCCATGAATGATTTATGGCGCCACGCACATATGTTTCTTTTGAACATAGAAGTTGGTAATTCTTACGACAATGTAACTTGTATCAAAAGGACCAACAAAAAAATATTCCTATCCAATGGGGTTGTGGTAACCATCAAAAAAATCAAAGGAACCTCAATATATCATTTGATATCGAACAAAAAGGTGTCTAAGGGTAATAGGAAATACGACTACATTCAACAAATACTAAGAGATATTGAAGGGTATTTTGTGTACCGTAAACTCACAGACAATTTTTAAAACTTGGATGTTCTCTGAAACATTTCCAAGATTCTGTTCCTCTGATTGTGGAATGATTCATCCAAATCTTCGTTTTCAGTAAATTCATCCTCAACAAACATCCAATTATTGTCCTCTTCATCTTCCTGAGGACTTAACGTTTCATCACCTTCTCCAGGAGTTAATTCATCATCATCCATTGGTTCGTAATCTTGGTCCATTCCTATCAAATCGATGGTTTCAAAATCAGTATCCACCTCCTCATCTCTTTCATTGTCTCTGAACGCATACGCATCCTCAAACTCAGTCTCTTCGTAAGTTTCTTTCATTCCACATTCCATACATTCCGATTCTTCAACCTCATCCAAAAATAAATCAGAATACATTTCCTCCGATTCATTGATCCCCACATTTGTATATTTTTTCACTTCACCACTATTGTTAACCACAAGCCCTTCTTTGTCGTTGGCAAAATCTTGTACATACAAGGGTTGAGGTTTATTATCGGTTTGATGTATAATTCTATAACCATCATAAATTTTTTTATGCTGGTCCAAAATGTTATTTTTCTCTTGTTGAGTAATTCCTACGAAAAATGCGTTCATAATTTTTTTTATGATAAATATTTGATTCTTAAAAAAAATATTTTATGTTTTAAATGTCACACGGGTCAAATTAATTTCATAGTCTTGGTCGGCGATTGTTATTTAAATTTGGGGGTTACCGTGTGACTTTTTTTTTAAATATCGTTGTATTTAGAATAATGACAAACACTATGGTTTTACAAGAAAATGTAATAGAAGATATAAATTCTATTTTTTCTAAATTTGAGAAAACAACTAAGGCCATTTACAATACCGCTAAAACATTAGGTGTCGAAAATACAAAGTTTTTATTAACATATTCGGCAATGATCGGAGCATTGGCTAGACCATTAAATGCGACTTTGAACTTGGAGTTCCCATCTCTCACGGGACCTGAAAGAACATTACTTATAATTGGGATTTGTTCTATTTTGTATAATCAAAATGCTTCTGAGATAAGACAAATTACTAGATTGATCAGAGAAAGAAATTTGATAAAAGAGTTTAATTTTGCAAAACGTAAAATTGATAAATTAATTGATTTGTTAAGACTTTTTGTGACTAATTCAGTCAAGTCAGTCAAAATGGCAAATGAAATAATTTTTTTTACCTTCCTATTACCAATGTTAGATTATCTTCTGAAAATCGGTGATAATAACTTGACTAGTGAAGATTTCACAGAATTAGCAAAAAGAGTGGTAGCACTCAGTGTAGTTGCAATTAATCAATATACGATTAAGAAGTTATTACAAAAAGTAACCAAAGAAAAAAAATAAGTTACTATCCAAAAAAACGTTTTTTAGTTGTTTTTTTCAAGTCCGTAATTTGACTTCGATATATTTCTTTTTATTTTTTTTGTATGGAACTTATATCGACACATCCTGTTAAAAAATCTGATTTGGGATTTCATGGGAATCTTTTTGGTGGAAAAGCATTGGCTTGGATTGACGCTTCCGCGGTTTCTTATGCGATGCAATTATGTGATACTCCTCGAATGGTAACACTATCGATCGATTCTTGTTTATTCGAAAAACCAGCACGAGAAGGTCAACTTGTAAAAATTTATGCTAAACCACATTCTGTCGGTAATACTTCCGTCACGTTTTATGTTGAGGCACGAGCCCACAATGTATACACAGGGGATCAAAAAACAATTGTAAAAACAAATATAAAATTCGTGAGAATTGATGAAGACGGAAACGCAATTCCACTGAGTGAAAGAGTAAAACTTAAAATTAATAACCTTATTAAAAATCAAACAAATGGCTAAATTATCACAAATCAAAAAAGATTTTGCAGAACTAGATTTTTCTTTTATCGATTATCTTACTTACTTGGACAAATCTGAAACCAACAAGTTTTTACCCATGTTGTTAAAGTTAATCCAGGTTCAAGTAGAGAAAAAAAAATCAAGGATAGATCCTGAGTTTGTCGAACGTATCGAAAGAGAAACAAATAGAAAAATCACAAACAATATAGCCATACAATCATTTCATTTTTTTAATGAAGTATTTAACAATCTTTTCGAAGACGTGTCGGGTAATGTAATTAAAGAGTTTATAGATTTATATCAAAAAAATTACATTACAGGTGTTGATGTAAACAACATTAAAAGTATTGCAGAATTGAGTGAAATCTATAAGAAAGCTCACGCCAAATATCTTCAAAATTATTCCAAAAAAGAGGTTATTAAAATTTTTGATAATGATGAATGGTTACTTGTTAGACCTTTAACTTACGAAGCTTCAAAGGTGTATGGAGCTGATACTAAATGGTGTACAACATCAAGAGAATCTTCAAGACATTTTTACAGATATGCTTATCATGGTCTACTCGTGTATTGTATTAATAAAAATACAGGACTTAAAGTAGCAGTACATTGGGAAAAAGACGCCACCTCCCCTACTTTTTGGAATGTTTTAGATTTTCAAATTGACTCAATAATGTCTGACTTACCAAGTGAAATTCTTAAAATTATAAGGGAGATGGATAGATCATCAAATTATGAATTGTGTTCAAAAGAAGTATTAAAAATGATTTCAAATGATTCAAATTTGATGGATATTATAAACGACTATGAAACACGAGGAGAAATCCCCATAAACGAAATAGAACCTAGAGCTAATCCAGTTCAAGAGGAAGTATTACATATCAACACGACTGAAGAATACGAGCTACCAATGCTCCATGGTGGATAAGATTCAACTTTCTTTGATTGAAACAATTAAATCTCCGTCACCCTTAATTACTCTGTGATAGACATAAGGTGGTATTTCAATAATTGAATTTTTTTCAATTTTCTTGGGTAATTCATTATCCATTTGAAATAACCAGTTTGTTTCATGTTCACAAATAACAATACGATGTTTCAGATCGTAATGCCACTTTAGTTCGTGACCTTTAACCTTGTTAGAAAATTTACGAATAATTATATTATCTTCTTTTGTCTGTTTGAAAGGACGTTTAGACATTACCAAGGACTTGATGATTTTATACCTAATTTTTTTCTGTACCTAGAGATATTGCAAGACCAATACCCAGCAGTAGTTTTGTCTTTTTTGGTATGACATTTATGTCTAGCTCTAAAAGATTTAGCAGCTTTAGGATTATTACTTCTGACTCTTAAGTTCGGGTCACCAAAAGATACTTTTATCACATTTCCGGTTTTATTCTTTACATAAACTGAAAATTTTTTTGGACCACCTGGGGTTCTGAATGGGGAATTTAAATTAACTTTTCGACCTCTATATTCAGCTTCAGACAAAAAGTTTCCATCTCGGAATGGTATGTCCAACCAAACTTCATCTCCATTGTAGTAAGCTGTTTTTCCGATGTCGGTGTTCACTAACCATTCATCTTCTTTATTCAACTCTATCATATCCATACTATAGAGTTCTCTTACTTCATTTATCAAATGAAAATAGTTGTCAGAGTATGGTCTAAAAACGTTTTCTGACAAAGTTAGACGATTGTCTATGTGATGTTTTAAACTTTCTGAAATATTACAACTTTCCTTGAGTAACATAGGTCGTTGTGTTAGATCTTCACGTAAAATCTTTTTAATTACTTCTTTCATAATTTTTTTTTATAAATATAAATATTTATAAATAAAATTAAAATTATGATACTAAAATTAAATTCAAAAGGTGAAGATGTTAAAAAACTTCAAACTAAATTAGGTTTAACTCCTGATGGAATTTTTGGAGCAGGTACAGAGAAAAAAGTAAAAGAATGGCAATCAACAAACGGGCTGACCCCTGATGGTATTGTCGGTGATGGTACTTGGAGTAAAATGTTCCCAACAACATCAACCAAACCTGAAATTGTTAAAGAAGATGTTGTAATTACCAAAACTTCCAATTTCAAATTAGAAAAATTAAAAGGTCATATACCAGACTCTGTAATTGCACAAATTCCAGATACGGCTCAAAAATTTAATATAACAACACCTTTACGTCTTGCACATTTTTTAGCACAATGTGGCCATGAATCAGGTGGATTTAAACACATTCAAGAAAATTTAAACTATTCAGCCGACGGTCTAAAAAAGATTTTTCCAAAATATTTTCCAGGTAACTTAGCAGAATCCTACGCTAGAAATCCCGAAAAAATAGCATCGAAAGTGTATGGTGGAAGAATGGGTAATGGAGACGAAACAACAAAAGAAGGTTATAAATTCAGAGGTAGAGGATACATTCAATTAACAGGAAAACAAAACTATACAAATTTTGCAAAATTTATTGGTGAAGATACCGTTGCTAATCCTGATTTAGTTGCTAACAAATATCCTTTGGCTTCTGCGGCATTTTTCTTTGATTCTAACAAATTATGGGCTATTTGTGATAAAGGGGCTGACGACGCTACCGTTACTGCGGTAACAAAAAGAGTAAATGGGGGTGTTATTGGATTAAGTGATAGAATTAAACATTTCAAAGAATATTATTCATTGTTAAATTAATATAATGATTCATCGGTATTATGGTTAGTCGGATTGAAATTTTAGGACGTTTCCCAACAAAAGAAAATCTATTTAGATTTATAAAAGCTTATTACAAAATGTTTTCTAAAAAATTAGAAATAACATTAAACAACTTTGATGAAGACCTTATAAATAGTTATGTAGGATCTTATTGGAAATTTTGGACTTCATTAGCAAATTCTATTGGAATGAATAAAGATGATGTAAGACAATTTTTTTTTATTATGAATTGTATTGCTGAAAATATTGAAAATCTTGATAATGGTACCATTACATTGGACAATTTTGAGGTGCCCGAAATACAAACGTTTGAATTAGAGGTGGTTGCTACTATATGGGAAAGTGAATTTGGTACATATGACATAGATTATGAGGGATATATGACTAAGGAACAGTTAGAAATTAATTATGATGAGTTAATCCCAGATTGGTCAAACCCGTTTGATTGGGATTATGAATATACGGATACTGAACAGGATGATTCTGACACTGATCAACGAAGACTTAGAAAAATTAAATCTTTTCCAATATATGAATGAGTTTTTTAAAAACAAAGAAGATTGTTTTAATTATTTAAAATTTCTTTACGAAGAATTTTATAAAAATTATTCAAATGTTGAAATTAGCGAATCTGAAGTTAATCTTAATAATACTATTTATACAGATTTTTGGGTCGATTTTATAAACAACCCTAATGTTCCCAAATTTAGAGACTCAGAATCTTTCTTTTTCTTTTCTATGAATCTAGTTATAAAAAATTTTAGTAGTTTGAAAAGAGATTTATTAAGAGTTGACAATATGGATATACCAGAAAAAAAATTTTTTAGGATGGTTTTTTCATTTAGAGAAAGTAAAAAAAGAAGAGGTGACTATGAAGTAGATATTGAGGGAGTATTCACAGAAAAACAATTAAAAGAAAATCTCAATGAATTAGCGGAGGATTGGAGTGATTGGTATGAGTTTTCACCTGATTTCGAAACTATAGATAGTGAATTTGATCGTGTAGAGCTTGATGACATTAGCGAACAATAATATACTTGATACTTGATCAATCTTTCTCAAAAGATTTCGATAGTGCCTGTCTTAATGCCGAGCTAAATTCAGTTCGTTCGAACGGTAATTTATCATCTTGAAGTTGTAATATAGTAGAAGAAACTGAGGTTTTGTTAGTTCCCTTCCCAATATATTCTTTACCATCCATCGTGATTTTGGTTTTAACAATTGTTTTTTTCTGTTTAAACTCAAATGGTCCTACTCTTATCCCCTTTGTGGGAGCTTCTATAGACAAAATTTCTACAGTGACAGGTCTCCCATTTTCACATAAACTATAATTTTCATTTACAAGTTCTGTTACAATTTGTTTTGCACCATAAGTTAATTTTGTATCAGGAACTCCGTTCATATGTGCAAAAGTTATTACACTCGATATAAAATAACACACTAATGTATCCATAATTAATAATTTAAATTTGATTGATTGGTAAAACCAGGAGAAAGAATATAAAGATTAGTAATACCACCCGAACTTGGTGTAAATGTGTAAGTATTTTGTACTCCAGGAATAGATGTTCTTAAATCTGCAGATCCTGTATTCAAACTATTCCATTGTGATTCTGTAAACAACAAAGTTCTTTTTGTATAATTTAATCCGTTTATTCTTTTTGATATAGTATAAATATCATTTATTGTAATAAGATTATCACCACTAACCTCATATTTGTGATAATGATATGATTTGATTGGTGTTCTTTGTAAAACAATATCATCAATTCCCACAAAATCAGCAGAGGATAAGTTTGACGTTGTGGTTGGTATAACAACTTCAATATACCATTCATCCCCATTTGATACTGATTGTGAAAATGAATATTGTCCCGAAGTATTTGTTGTAGATGTAGTTTGTTGAGTCCAAGGAGTAAAAGTAGGTGTTAAAATACCTAATTCCGATGTTTGTAGAGAATGTATAGATTGTCCTGGCCTTCTCCAAACTACAGTTAACCCATCACCACCACCATATTCTTGCATTCTTGCTCTGAACGTATATTGAGTCCCTGCGACTAAATTTATATTTCCATAAATTGGTCCACTCATTCCGTGTCCACCATAATAACTAACCACAAATGTTCCACCAATAAATAAATCACTACCATCATCAGAATTTATTCCAAAAGAATAGGTCCCAGTTACAACAGGTATAAAAGTTCCTGTAACTTCAACTGAATAGTATTCTCCATTATTTGGAACTGTCGCTCCAGCATTTCTAATTGTTGTATATGTTGTAAAATTTAAACATGTAGTTGTTGATAATGTTCCTGACCATCTAAGTTGTGTATTTGAAAACGAAGTATTAAACAATCTATCAAATTCTAGTGTATTGGTTGGATATTGACCATATTGGGACGTACTACCATTTCCATTATGTGTTGAAAATATCTTAACATTAAGATTATTTGATAATGTGTTTATTGTCCCTCGTTTATACAATTTAGATGTTATATTTGGAACAGGAATATCATTTTCAGTTCTAATTGAACCTGAATGTGTAAATGTCTGTCCAAATATTGATATGGGTAATAATAAAAATAGTACTAATTTTTTCACAACAAAATTTTTGTTCCGGTTAAAACTTGCCAATTTTGAAAACTTTGATTCAGTTGGTATACACCTGAAAAACTAACAGTCCATTTAAATTTATCTGTAACTTTAAAATCTGTATTTACCATAGGTATAATCAAAAATCCACTTTTATACCACTGACCAGCATAAAAGAAAATATATGGAGAATATACACCTAACCCTAAAAAATTCAACCCTATTGATTTACCCCCTTTAAAGTTGGTAAATCCCCCACCTATTAAAGACCAATTACGAAAATCATTCTTATTGATTTGTCCAGTCGTATAAGTTGTTCCTCCCATCAAAGTAACCTTGTTTAACTTTTGAGCATTTAACAAAGATGCCGTCAAAAACCAATCAGTATTAAAATTTGTCATAAATGAAGTGGAGAATATTCCCATATACCCTTTGTATTTCAATGATCCATACCCAGATAAATTTAAAATGTTTTGACCCGTCTGATAGTTAATGTTTATTCCTTTGATAAAGGTCTGTTCCGTGTTTATGTGTGTTAGTGACGTGTTAAACCTAAAATTATCATTTCCACTTTTTGTAATATTAGAATCATTTCTTATTATTACAATATCTCCAGTAGCAATTAAAGCACCATTAGATACTTTAGAAGAACTTTTACCACCACCTCCACCATTATTTTCACTCTCACCACCACTTGCAGTTTGTTGGTTTTTATCATCGGCTGTTGTTATTTCACCACCACCTTCGGATGAGCTGTTGTTATTATCATTATTAGACCCACTACCGCTATTTCTCGGTGGAGGTGGAGGTGGAGGTATATTACCAACAGAACTTCCAATAGAACTAGCCATAGAGACCACAGATGTAATATTAACCACTGCGTTTGCGGTAACACTACCTAAAAAATTAGATACGTTGTTGGAGGTTTCTACACCTTCTGAGGCACATGGATTAGCACCTAAAGGTAAAGCGTCCTTGATTCCTTGAACCCATAGATTGTATGCGCCAGCGTCTAACTCTGCGTATGTGAAAGACCTAAATTGTCCCGCATAAAACATAGTAACACTAGAACTTTGAGTTTCAAGTTGTACTGACTCAGTCTTTCCGTTACAAGGGTTAATATAAAAATAGGTGAAATTTTGAGCGTGAGTTCCCAAAATTCCACCTAATAAAAAGATGAATAGAAATAAAATTTTTTTACCAACCATTTTGCTCTAGACGCTTTACAAGGTTCATCGTAGCGACCTCTAAAGCTTTCTGAGTAGCAATACCAACGGTTGATTGGTCAAAACCCATTGTTGGATTTTTAAAATAACCCTCACCAAATTGAGTTGATTGACCTTGACCTGATGCAACTATGTATTGTGAGTTGTCAACTTTTACTAATCTAATTTGAATTCCTATGATTGTTGTATTGGTCTTCTTAGACTTACCCTTATCGTAGCTTTCAGCATATGATACGGAGAAGTCGTAAATTTCGGCATAAGCGATAAACTTTGGTAATCTAATACCATCTGTTTTAAGTTTTGTTTTACCGTCATCTAAACCTTCAATTTTCTTCTCCCATGCATCTAACATTTGATTTACAATTGCATCTTTTTCTTCTGCAAATTCAAATCTGTTGGTGTAAAGTAAGTTCTCAACAATTCTATTCGAAACACCTAAACCCAATCTTTTCTCTCTCAATTCAGGAAAACTCTCCCAAAGATCTTTATTGACATTTAATTTGGAAAGTTGCACTGTTTGTTTTTTACCAGTGTAAGTAGAAATACTTTCTAGTGTACGATCAGTTTTTTCAAAATCGGCTTGATACTGTTGAGTCGAAATCGTTGATTTACAACCTAACAATAAAAATAAATTTAGAGTCGAAATAATAATAATTTTTTTCATTCTTCTTCTTCGTTTTCCAACTGTTTAGCTCTCAATCTTTTCATTCTTTCGGCAGGTGTTTCTTTTTTCTCTTCAGCAGGTACTACCGCAGGTTGTGTTGCTGGTTGAGCTGCTGGAGCAACTTCTCTAATTGTTTCTTTTTCTCTAATTACAGTAGTTCCACCTCCACCTGAAGACGCATTACTCTGGTTGTTATTCTCCAAGTTAAGATTAATAACTGGAGTCGCAGCTGGTGCTACTTGTTCGGTTTTAGTTTCTTCATTATCACTTCCACCACCAAACAAAGTTGTGGAAATCCATACACCCCCACCTGTTACGATAGTGGCAAGTGTTCCTACGATGGTTTTCTTTAAACCACTCCAAGAGCCATCATTTTCTGTTTCTTCTGACATAATTTTACTTTTTAATTATTTTATGAATCTTTTGTTTTTCATTGGTTGTTAATCTTACAAAGTAGAAACCTGGTTTTAAATTACTAACATCTATTTGTCTTGTGACAATTTCATTTTGAGTGACAAATTCCCTTTTTGTAAAGTATAACTTACCTGTGTAATCATAGATTTCGTAATATAAATATCCCCAATTTGTTTGATAGTAGTCAATACTCAAATTATCATTTACTGGGTTTGGATAAACTCTAAAACCGTTTACTAATTCATTGACAAGTTCTCTTGCTCTTCTTCCATTGATAACTGTCGCATCAACAGGTGATGGAATAATATTTAGATCTTCGGCTTTATCGTTACCAGCGGCTTTGTTTGTGATTTTGATTGGTGATTGTTCCCAATTTGAATTCAAAATATTAAACTTGAAGTTGAACATTTGAGTTGAATTTGTTATTAAAGATGGTGACATTTTTGACTCATGTCCTCCCCATAAAATTTCACCTGGTTTTGTGGAAATAAATGAGTTCCAAGAACTCGCCTCAGGACCAACATTAATTTCTGAAAATCTGAAAATATTGGGATCGAATTGTAAACCTATTTGTGCCGAGCCAACTTTGTTACCATGAGTAATAAAAGTAACTCCAACGTTTACGGTGTTATCATCAGAGATCGTTAATCTAGGTATTCTAAATTGTACTGAGTCTTGAATGTTTTGGTAAATAGTTCCCTCATCCAAAACATAAGAAGTCCCTACACTTGGGTTATTTACTCTTTGAATTTGAAATGATAAATTATTTAATCCTGTATTGGTGACATCGCCCAAAACATATCCATAATATGTTATTCCATTAGTACCGTTCAGATTTTGGTCTATCAATGTAGTTCCTATAATTCCTGTTTGGAAAATATTGGGATTGGCGATGATGGTATTATATTCATTTGTTGTGTAATATCTTACATTATACTCGTTTGCAATAACAGGTGACCAAGATGAACGTCCTGTGGCTAAACGATTGAATATAAGGTAGGCATCAGATACCGATAAATTGCCACTTCTATTTACATCGCCTTGTTGGAATTCATAGGACTGAGCAGTATCCGCATAAATACTCATGTCAGATAAACGGTAAGCATCAGTAATGTTTATAGATGAATTGTCTGATAAAGTGTCCAAATTGGAAACTAATTTTATATTATAAAAGGAAGTGTCATATGGGATTTTTATAAGAGCGATACCATTTGTATTGGTTGTGAAACGATCTCCTCTAAAATAAACCTGAGACGACTTAAGTTTGAAGTCGTAGGCAAATGGCATTTCAGGAGCTGGTGTACCATCAACATTCAACACTGTAATCGGAATACGAACGGTATCCATTTTAAATCTTCCACCATAGTTGAAAGTTCCCAAAGTGTTATCAAATCCATTCATTGTTGTTGCTATGTTAGAATAAGAAGGTGTACCCTGAACTCTCAATGAGTCAACTGAAGATGGATTGAATGTTGATGAATGCGGTAGTAAAATCTCAAAAACAGCTCCATCTGGAAAATCAAATATTGTTTGGTTTCCTGTATAAATTGCAGTTGCGTTAACCCAACCAGGTTGTGTATAATACGAACCATATTTTGTGGAAATTGTACTTACACTCGGACCCCATTTCACAATAGGAGTTTTGAATGATTGAGGCGGATAAAAAAACCTTACTTGAAAACCAACATAGTTGGTGGCAGTTGGATTATGATAGTGTAAGTATACGACTGTCGTGTCATTGAGTATACTACCCAACGTGAACACAGTATCTATCAAAAAATAAGGTGACGATGAATTGGGAGAAACTAATACTTCGTTTCTCCCATTCTGTCCATATACATTTACAGAAAACAATAATAAAAATCCTAAAATTATTTTTTTCATAATAGAATCAGTTGACTTCGTTATTGGATGATAAAGAAACACCATCTTCTTCGTCCATTTTTTGAACTAACATTTTATCTCTATCTTCGTTTGAAAACCAAAAATCAATAACTTTATTCAAGTTACCAACAAAAGCCCCTAAAAGAATAAGAAGTAACTCTTTCCACGCTTCTTCGATAGTCGCTTTAAACATTACTGCCATTACAATACCAAAAACGATAAAGAAAAAGGTAAATAAAATTAATAATGTAATTTTCCAACGATTTGATTGCATTTGTTGTAGCATAAAATTAAACCTTTGGTCGGGTTGTACATTTTGGAATTCCGTATTGTACAAAAGTGATTTAAATAATCCCATATTATTCTGAATTTTTTTTCGTAAAAATTTTATCAGCAGACGCTAGTCCGAGTGCACCAAAAGCCAAAGCGGCTACGGACTGAATTAATGCAGGTGCTGGAGCTACATCAACAGTCGAGAATGAGTTATGGTACATTGTGACGCATAAAGAAATTGCACACATTATTCCAACAAATCTTTTGCTGGAAAATGATCCTTTTTCGTCTTGGAAAATTTGAGTTAAGAATTTTTTCATAATCTTGGTCGGTTGTCTATAAATATATCCAACCATTCAAAATTATAATATTTTACATTAAAATAATTTTTGAACTTCGACCATAATTTCTCTTTGTTTACCCTCGAAAAACTTTATTTGTTTTTGTTCTTCTAAAGTTTGGTCGAAATTATTACCTTTAATTTGTCTAATTTTTTCAGTGAGAAAATCATGTTGTTCTAGCAACCACTGATATCTTTCAGCTTTTCTTTGATTTATATCCATTTTTTTATTGTTCGATTGGTTTATGGTCAAATACTATTTTGATGTAACCATCTTCAGGTATTTGGTCAATGTCTAAATATCTACTTATTTTTTGAGGAGGTAAATACTCATGTAAATTTTTAGTGATATTTTTGATTATTTTTTCTTCAACATCGGTTTTTTTTACTTGGACCGCCCAATAAAGAGAAACCGCAGAAACATCTCCATATTTCAAAGGACCATTTTTATTATAGATACTGAAAATTGTAACAACTATTTCAATAGTATCATCATCTTTTTTTTGAATGTCTGTAACTTTGAATTTAATTTTTGGACTGTAATAAGATAAATTTATATTTTTTTTTCTTGTAGGTATTAAACTATTATACCTACTTGTAAATTCTTCTTTTCTTTTTTTCAAAAGTTCTTCATTTGAAATAGGCGTGCCTGATCGTAATATTTTATACATGTCCCAAATGTTTATTGGAACTAATTTTGCGTTAACATCTAGTTTAGGGTATGCCAACCAATGATGGGCTTCTCGAGAATTTTTTGCAAAAAACCAAATACCATCACGATAGAGATAAATTGGACTATTATAAGATTTAACGAGATATATTAAATCACCATTAGAAATGTATTTCAAAGTTCCTGACATATTTGATGCCTTGAATGGAATTTTTTTGGAAATAAAATTTTTAATATGTTTACCATTTATTGTTGTAGTACCATATTCTTCTATTCTTTTTGCGAGGTCTTGTAACGTAATTTTTTCATAATTTCCATTTCGATTATAGAGTAATCTGTAAAGGTAAAGTAATACACTAGGGTCATAATTTGATAGTGGTGCAGCATTTAAAACACTTTTTATGAATTTTGCCGCCTCAAATTTATTTTTTTTGAATAAATTTTTTTTGTTCAAATAATTAAATAATTTTGCTTCGGAATCACTTAATAATTTTTCCATATTTTCAATCAGTATTGTATTCAGGAAGTGGTTGATGCTCAAACGTAAATTTTAAATACCCTTCATCAGGAATCACATTTCTATCTAAATATTTATCCATTTTTTTGGGCGGTAAATAATCTTGTAAATTGGAAAATAATTTTCTCATTATTATATTTTCTATTTCTTTTTCATTCATTGTCACATATCTGAATTTTTCTTTAACTTTAGGGTCGTTGTAATTCACAGCTATTGGACCATCGAATAACCCTAAAACGTTTATAATTACATTCACATCACCATCTTGATCAATTTCTATTTTTTTAATTTTAAATTTGATTTTGAAATTTGCATTCCAAGCGGCTTTCAAATTTGTTAATTTTTTGGGTAAAAGATTTTCGATTTCTTGTCCCAATTTATCTTTTCTCGATTTGATTATGTCTTCATTACTCATTTCACCATATGTGTTAATGTCTTTCATAACATCTCGGTCGACCATAATCATTTTTGACTCTCTGTCTCCACTAGGTAAAGAGCGACTAATGTGTTTTGCTGTTGTGGCTGAGTATTTGTCTGAATTAATAAACCATATTCCATCTCTAAAAATGTAAATAGGGTAATATTCATATGAATATACAACATAAATCAATTCTCCTTGATAGTTATATTTCCATTCCCCCTTCAAATTTGAGGCGACAAAAGGCATTTTACTAGCAGTGTACTCTCGAGCATTTGAGTTCGTGGTTCTTTTGGTTTTTATATTTGTTTTATCAACAAAATCATTCCAAGTAATATTTTCATAATCTCCTTGTGGTCTGTAATTTTGTCGGTATAAGTAATATGTTTTTTTCCAATCACCCGTAGTATTTGTTGAATTAAACAAACCTTTAACAAAAGCTAACCCTTCTCTAGTTTTTTTATTCAATAAATTTTTTTTGTTAAAGTATTTGAAAAAAGCAATCTCTTTATCTGTAAGTGGTCTTGACATATATTTTTAAATATTTTTATGATAAATAGTCCAAAAAAAATTTTTATCAGACCTTCACATGGTAAAGGTTTAGGTGTTTTTGCTAGTGAGAGTATATCTCAAGGTGAAACTATCGAGGATTGTCCTTTGTTATCACTACCGATTAAAAAAGGTGAAAGTTCTAGTCTCTTGTTGGATTACCGATTCAATTATCCTTTAGGTTTAGATTTTGAAGAACAAGTTATAGCATTAGGTTACGGTAGTTTGTATAATCATTCAGACACGCCCAATGCAATGTGGGTCCATCATCCAAATTTAAAAAAAGTTTTTAGGTTTGTAGCAATCAAAGAGATTGCCCCAGGTGAAGAAATTTTGGTATTTTACGGAGACGAAACTTATTGGTCTGACGGAAGGGTAAGTTCAAGAACTAAATTAGTTTGAAGACTACTTACCTTTTATCAAAATCTCATCGTAATCTTCGACAAGTTTGACTTTAAGTTTCTTTTCAACATAGGTCAATTCATCATCTGTTAAGGTGTTATACATTTTGTTGAGATTAATGAGAAGATTGTCAGGTACTGTCTCATCTTTTGTCCTCATATCAAAAATTACAGATTCAAGATTCAGAATTTTTGCAATTTTTTCGTTGTTCATTTTTTCTTACTTTTTTTTGTGTAAAGTGGAGTTGTTATCGATTTTCCAGTTTTTAAGGCTGTTTGTGGTACAATAGTCTCAGAACCCTTTGCCGCTCTTTCAAATCTTTTTTTACAAATATAATTCATAAAAGGTAATTTTTTTGTCATAGGAATCAACCGATAAGTTTGAGCATCTGAAAATCCTAATATTTTTCTATTAATTTTTACAAATTGTGGACTTAATAAAATTTCATTCAATTCAGCATTAATTTTTTCATAACTAGGTTCGTTCACTAATTGTGGATCATTCATTAATTTTTGAAAAGGTTTCCAACTAACGATACAAAATTTATTATCAGTAGGATCTTCGTTGTTGTAGGTTGAAAATTCATTCCAATAGTTTAGTGCATTTGGTCCGAGTGTAGTTCCACCTACTCGTTCTTTGCCGAAATCAATAAATTTATTAGAAAAGTTCACATATGGTTGACTAAAATATACAACATTTTCCATTTTTTTCCCAGTTATTTTTTCAAATTCTTGAGTGAACGCATCTTTGTTGACTTTTTGTATCGAACTCATTTTAGATTTGAAGGATTCACCATCCTGGAAAAAAAGTTGATTCCTCATTTTATTAGCTTCTTCTCTTCTAATTGGTTCGGGTGTAAGTGATTCGGGTTCACCAAAAAATTGTTTAAAATAGTTTGTGAAAAATCTGCTATCATAAGAATCGACATTATCCTCTGTTTCAGTAATCATTCTATCTACAATCCATTGATATAAATAACTGTCTTCGGGTTTGGTTGGTTGTCCATATTTGTCTACTGAAATTTCTCTATATTTATTATTTTTGTATCTATTTTTTGCCTGTGAAATTAACAGAGGAATCACTTCATTAGTTTTTTTACTCGTTACAGTGTAATAATTGTAAGTTTTACCATCAATTTGAAATGGAACTTTGTATACCGATACTAGGTCATCCGCTGTTTGAGCTTCACTCACATAGTCTACGATGTATGTCAAATTTTTTTCGGACAAGATATATTTCATAATTTTAGGACATTTTAATTTGATTAATAAACATAACCCTTTATAATTATATGGGTTACTATAAATAGTAACTTTTAAAAAAAATTGACACTATAGTCATAAATTGTTATATTTATTAAAAAAAAGATGACTGATAAATTAAAAATAGTTTCATTATTTTCAGGATATGGAACACAAGAATTGGCATTAAAATATATCGGAGTGAATTATGAGGTTATTGCTAACTGTGATAATTTTAACCAAGCAAATGAATGTTATGATGTTTTACACCAAACCTCTAACGGTAATCTTGGTGATATTAAACTGATAAAAGAGAATGAATTTCCTAATTGTGACTTTTTGACATACTCTTTTCCGTGTGTTGATGTTTCAATTTCAGGTAAACAACAAGGAATCAAAGAAGGTACAAGAAGTGGTTTATTATTTGATGTGGAAAGAATCTTATCAGTGAATAGACCGAAATACCTTTTAATGGAAAATGTAAAGAACCTAATATCTAAAAAACATATTGAATCATTTGAAAACCACATTCTTTTTCTGAAAGAATTAGGATATAGTTCTTCTTGGAAATTATTAAATGGTGCTGATTTTGGTTGTCCACAAAACAGAGAAAGAATTTTTATGATGTCTGTTCTAAATGGTGATCTAGAAGACGTTAAACAAAAGATGATGAATGTTGATAAGTATAAAAAAACTAGAGTACCAATGTCGTTGTTCGTTGAGGAAACTAATGACTCATCATTGTTTATCAATTGTCCATTCACATTACACAAAACAAAACAAAACACTGTCTGTAAGTTAGCCGCTAGACGAAATGATATTAATTATGATCAAGCAAAACGGATTTACTCTATAGACGCTTGTTCACCTTGTTTAACAACTAGTGGGTCTCCACAAATTATGACACGGGATGGTAGAGTAAGAACACTTACCGCAAGAGAGGGGTATAGATTTATGGGTGTCCATGACCAAGATATCGATAAACTATTAACAACATCTTTATCAACTAGAGCTCACATTTCATTAGCAGGTAATTCGATATGTGTTCCAGTTATGGAAGTAATCTTTAAAGAATTTTTCTACGAATACATTCAAGAACCTACAATCTCTGATACAATTACAGAAATAGTGGAAGTTTAATTTTTCACCCAATATCTGATCGTGATGTATACCACCCTCCCATTGGGTAATTGTATGAAGTTAACACGGTACCTTTACCCATTTCTTCTATTTCATTCAAAAGTTTTTCTAGTTCGTTTATCAATTCGTCAGTTTTACCTGAATTATATTCGATCCTGATTAACTTTTCAGGTTCTCTAGTGTTTGGATTTTTAACGAATTCATTTTTAATTTTATCATTAGTAATTTGAGAGTCTAAATCACTACCTTTTATTATTGTAAAATGAAAAGCACCATCAATTTCTATAGCTATTTTAGATTTTGGTAAATAAAAATCAAATTTTAATTTTCTACATCGTCCTTTTAAGTTAGGTTTTCCTATACAATCTTCAAATTCTTTGGGAGAATCAAACTCTATATTTTTATTTTTAAAATATTCCTTGACTATATTTTCACCTTTAGACTCATAACATTTTGGACACCCCGATCCACTCAAATGATCTTTGGGCATTACAGACCAAGCACCATGTTTTGGGCAAACTATTTTAACTTTTGTCTTCGCATCAACATAATCGGTATTTGTGTAGTCATAAATTAATTTTCCTTCTTTTTGATGAATACCTTCTGCAATGATTTTATCTAACCAAGTGTACTTAGTATCTCTTCTCCCTCCACAAACTGGACAACCTACTTTTTTATTCGGGTTGACGTGGTTACTAGGTGAAACTGTAAAATAACCATGTGACTCTTCTTCAAAATTATTCAAATTTCCGTCTGGAAAGTTGTTTGATGACACAGGACAAAAAAGTTTGATCGGTGGACTAGTTTTTATTTTTCCTAGAAATTTAATTTTATCATAACCCGTATATTTTAAAGTCCCGTCAGGATTTGACTGGTACTTTTTTACTTTTTCCATAAACCTTTCTTTTCTTTCTTCAGGTGTTTCTTTTTCACATTCTGGACAACCTTTTGGAGGATACGTTTTTCCGTGAGATAACTTTTTATAAAGATGAGAAAATGGAGTACGATAGAAATCACCGTGATATGGACACGTAATTTTTATTTTTTTAGTTTTTTCTATCCCATCCCATGTAATAACATTTTCTGCTGGGTAAATATATCGAGGGTTTTTATGTATAGTTCTTGCAGTTTGAACAAATTGAGAATACGGCATCTGGGTACTCTCATTTAAAAGATCTATTTTTGATTCCCAATTAATAACTTTTTTTATCAATTTAACCAAATAGTTTTCGGTCAATCTGATAATTTTTGGAGAATAATTTGATAAATTTTTCATAAGTTACAATCAGTGGAATTTGTTTACAAATCAGCTAATCTGTCAGAAAGGTGAGAATTAAACTCACTATCATCACACCATGGACTCCAACGACTATCTATAGAGAATGAAGGTTGTTTAATTATATTTCTGTAGTAGTCAAAAAGATAGTCTAGAAATATTTCAAACGAAGTTTCATTTACACTCTCCATAGATTCTGCAATCTCATCCAAATCAGAATTTTCTAAAAATGGTAGTAAATCAAAACCATTTATTTTTAATTTAACCCCAGCGTCGTTCATTTCAACCACTTCCCCGTATTGACTCAAAGCCCTTTTCAACGTGTCATAATAATGGTCATAAGTTGCGGCCTCTTCACAATCATTCCTTGCTGAATTCATAGCACTTTTTATATCTACCAAATCATTAAATTCCTCAATAGCCTCTTCTAGCTCTTCAGGAATTTCTTCAATACTATGTTCATTTGCGGTTTCTCTGATTATACCCCAAATAGTTTCTGCATTTTTTTCACTAACATCGTCTATAAGATCACTCAGGGAATAATCATAATAGTCATAATGATCCCAAAAGTCTCCACTCAAAAGTGTTTCAAAAAACCCAACTTGGATTATTCTACCACTTGGAGTTGTTCTTCTTCTTACTGTCCAATCCCCATCGACATAATCTTTCACATATTCTGGGTCGATAGAAATTTCAAATGTAAGATCTTTACCTTCAAATGGGTTTTTATCAATTAATCCCATTTTGGCAAGTTTATATTTTGTGATAAATCCATTGAAAAGGTCAGGTCTTTGGGACATTAAGGTGTCTATTTGGTCTTTGGAAAGATCCCAAATTTGAAAATCTGTTTCAGGTCTATATTCACTTTTAAATTTATTTATAAGATATTCCGATTCATTATCAGGATCAGGGTTTTTCAAAGTAAGTAGTGGAAGTATGTATTTGATATATTCTTCATCAGGTTTGGAATTTTTGGGTCCTTTCATTTGAATCACAACACCATCATCATCAATTGCCGCGGTAACGTGACTTCGGTTTATTGTAAATTTATCTGATAATTTTTGAAACGATCTTAAAGAATATAGATTAGCTCTAGACCTACCACAATGACCCATTCGTTCACATTCTTCAGGTGAGTTATTAGTTCCTAAATTTACCCAATAGTAACCCAAACCGTCAGAGTCCCTAAAATCTTTGATTATTTCATTTTTCTCGTCATAGTTGATATTTCCACTCCCTATTTGTAAACTTTGATGCCATTCATGTTGAAGTGCAGTTAGTTGAGACCAACTAAGTTGTTTAATTGAACTTGTGTCTCCATTTAAGTGTACTCGAACATAGTCAATAATACCAACTATACTGCTACGATAGTTTCGAATAAAATTACTTACGTAACCATCTATAGTCCCGGGTTCAATTGACACATACGAAGGTCTATTTCTTGGCCCAAAGGCTGATGTATCCAAAATTTTATTTGCAATCCACACAGAAAGATTTCCACATATTTTTTGTAGAGTTTCCGCGGTGGTTTGAGATAAACCAAGTTTTTCTACCAAAATTTTGACCTTTGACCCTTCTAAGATCAAATTTGAAAGATTTTTAATTAGTTTCAAAACACTTTTTTTCATAAATACAAATACACTTAAAAAAAAATTTGATTTTTGAGAATTTTTCAATTATCTTTGTAAGAAAAAATATGATTACCGGATTAATAATTGGATTTTTGATTGGATTTCTAACCACTTTTGTAATTGGTTATTTGGTTTTTTTAAAATTTGTAAAAAGACCTATGAACAAATTAATTAATGAATCATTCTCAAATTTTTTAAATTTTGGAATCAAAAATGGTATAGATGTTGTGGACATTCAGAAAAAAATATACAAAAAAAACAAATTTTAAAAGTCCGGCTTGAGATTGAGTGAGTTCTTTCTGGTAATCAATCTCAGGTAACAACCAGTCACTGTAGATCCACAGGATCGGTGTGAACAGAAAGATCGTCAACCGGGAACACGGTACTGAAGAGGTAACCAGTCTCTTCTTTTTTCAATATTCTATGCCAAACATTTCGAAATCTTCTTTAATTGTTTTCAACATATCTTTTGGATATACCATTGTGAGCAATTGTTTCCATTTATATGCGATTTTGTCATCTGTAGAATCCCACCAATCATAATCTTCAATATTTTCAACGTCCCTACTTAAATCAAAATGGATTGCCAATTTCTCAAAAGGAGATTTGAGGACTTTAGATATTATGTAATATAGTGGGCCTTTTTGAGTAATATTTCTAAAATGGGTATCAGAAGTTTCAGTTGTACACCATCTTGTATTTGCTCCGTATTTACACGAGGCCGCATGATTTAACGGAACTACAACCAAATATTCGCCATCATCATATATTTTTTTAGCTTTTGGAGTATCACTCTCTTTTTGTTTTAAGATTTTTAAATACTCGTCTTTTACATCCGCAAAATATGGAAATTGATTGATATCCTGATAAGTAAACTTGTGGCTCATTCTATCGAAAAGAGAAACCACTTTAACAAAATCATTTAGATACTCAATTTTTTCGACCCTAAGCGCCATAGTTCCCAAAATTTCTAACATCGTTCTGAGACTCCATTCTCTGTAATCTTCACTCGTGTCTAATAGATTTGATTTATTATACTCTACCACACGATCCCATCGAAATGGAGACATACCTAGGGAATACCAATTCTTTAACAAAAAATCTAAATATTTTTGTTTGGTACGTATCATAAATTCATTATTCAACGATAAGGTATACATGTTGGTATTACCTTCAGCAATGAACATACTTACTTCTATTTCCGCATCAATGTACTCCTTGTATTTAGATCTAATTTCTCTAATTCGACTTTCTGAAATTAAAAAACTCTTTTTGTGCATCTGTATAAATATACAGAAAAAAAATTTGATTAAACTCAAGTTTGTTGTATCTTTGTAAATGTTCGGGTCAAATTGGACTTGTTCTTTGAAATCATGAAAATTGCCAGAGTGTTGGAATAGGCAGACAAGATTGACTTAAAATTAATTGGGCTAAGCGCTCGTGTGGGTTCGAGTCCCATCTCTGGTACAATATTGGATCCTTCATTGGTTAAACCCAACGGGGATTAGGCTTTGTTCATTCCACCCTTTGAAAAAGTGGTTACGATAGGTCTGCTTCTAAAATGACTGATACCGTGTATAAGTCCGAGCATAAAACACGCTAATACTACTTCGTAAAGAACTCTTCAATTGTAGATACTTGTGTGGATCAAACTAATGACCTTCTTAACTTTAGATACGTGCTCTTGATAGGTCCAATATTTTAGTCAGGTGGCGGAATGGTAGACGCTAATTTTCAAAATGTGAGGTATAGATACTGGTTAAGTACACGCCGGGAACAGATACAAAATACCATACAGGTTCGAATCCTGTCCTGACTACTTTTTGGGGGATTGATTTTTTTTGAAGTATGGCTATATTTATAGAAACAAAAGTACGTTATGCTTTCACAAAAACTCTATATCAGTTTTAATCCGTCATGGTTCGATAGAACAACCATAGGATATGACTTTTACGGGTTTGTTTGATATGTACTCCTTACATATGAAAAAAAATTAAACCCGAAGAAATTCGGGTTTTTTTTTTCGTAAAAAGGATGAAACTAATAAAATCATTCGTACCTTTGTAATGTTGATGGTTGAGAGATCAACAATCACAACTTGTTCTTTGACATCTTGGAAAAAATTGAAATGTTTTGAGTCGTGAGACTTCAAAATTTAGTCAGGTGGAGAATGGAGTCTCACCCACTACAGGGCGGCAAGGTAATGAGAGGGTCGGCTCAGTCCGATGAATGTAGAGTATTACTACCCCTAATGCTTGCAATACAGGTTCGAATCCTGTCCTGACGACAATTACAAAAACTAATAATTTCTCCAACCAATGAAATATAGTGTAGTTATCATTGGACAAATACTTGAAATAGCATTCAACGTTGATAGGGTGTGTATTAAGTTTTACACCTAGGAGAAGGAACTGTCCCCTCGTCTAACGGCAGGACAGCAGACTTTGATTCTGCTTATCGAGGTTCGAATCCTTGGGGGACAACATAAAAAAATATAGTCAGGTGGCGGAATGGTAGACGCATCGAAAGATAGGTACGGTATGGAGCCCGATTAAATAATCCTAATTACAGGTTCGAAACCTGTCCTGACTACCAAAGAAACAAGTAAAACGCAAACGCACAGTCCCTTGATGCATCAGGTGAGGTGCACACTGTATACTGGATGACCTCTGTTTCTTTTTTAATCAGTCAGGTGGCGAAATTGGTAGACGCTAAGAGTTTCTTTAATGAGGTGGTCCTAGAGTAGCTGACACACTTAGATACAACAAGGTAACTACTCGCACAGGTTCGAATCCTGTCCTGACTACAAATCTTAGGAGTAATTGCCCTAAGACTGAGAGGTTCGAAACTCTCGGTGACTATGGTGTAATGGCGCACAGCAGAACGGAGTAGGTTAAACGAAAAGGGACGCAGGATTATGGTTCGAATCCATTTTAGTCAACAAGCCGTCTTTTTTTCTTGTCTACCGTGGACGTGGATTGTTGAGACGTAAAAGTAACAATCGATTGATTAGGGAACGGTAGGATACAGGTTCACTAGACGAAGGTAGAAGTTTTTTTTTGATAGATGGGTTTGAGTTCTTTATAACAACAAACCAACTATAATTCAGTAGGGACAAATGGGAGCGGCTTACTCCCGTCCCGAAATAGTCAGGAGCCCATTGGTTGGGGGCTGGGGGCACCTCCCCAAGGTTGAGTAACAGGTGATGCTGACTCTTTATGGTAAAGCCGAAACAGGTTCGAATCCTGTCCTGACTGCAAAGACAATGGTTTTCCCCATTCAACGGATGTCGACAATCCAGAATGGAATCGGAATTCAGCACCCTCAGCCGAGGCCTCGTAAAACTACGATTAAGCTGTTAAGATTGGAGCGAGACGGGTACTCCATCATTGTCTTATTTGGTCGGTTCATCTAGAGGTTAGGATACAAGATTTTCATTCTTGTCACATGGGTTCGATTCCCATACCGACTACCTTGGAGGTATAGGGGTAAACCCTTGAGGCGAAGTACAAGCCATAGTCACTGAACGTAAACTGACCTCCAAACTAATTAGAAGTGTCGCAATACGCGTTTCAATCTAATTGATAGACGTATCAATGAAGATGTTCGAGGGTGAAAATCCCAAGCTTCTAATCCTCCATTCTTAGTGTTATGTGGTTAAAACACTTTGACTCTTACATCGCCTGGTTAGCGCTGATCCGAATGTAAGATGAGTAAGTTGGTTCGAATCCAACAGAATGGACAATGAGTAAGAGATACTCAGAGTCTTTGGTCTAAGACTTAAAAAATAGATCCGCTCAAACTGGACAGCGGAACGCCAGTTCTTAGGGTCAAAGGTGCCAATCACAGCTCCTCCTTCGTAGTGTGACTTTTTTAATAGGGGATGCCCTGCAGGTTTATTCAATATGAAAAAACCGGAATGACTACTCACTTGGAATCTCAGAGTGGGGAAACACAGTCAGGTGGCGGAGTGGGCTAACGCTAACTTGGAAGAGTCTGAGGAGTGGTAACCAAGTACCTATACTCTGATGACCGCAGGTTCGAATCCTGTCCTGACTACACAGTGTTGGCTACAATCACCGAGTAGGGTAGTACACTTAAATAAAACAACAACGGGGAAAACACCGAATCTGCAGATAACGGCGAAGTACCAACGAACGGTGTAATGGAATCAATTCAATACCTCTACGTGGTGGTTCTAGAAACATTCTTTGGAATGGCTAAATTGAAAAAGTTACATGGGTCGCTGGCAGAGTTGGTCTATTACATCTGTATTGTTTTATACATTTCTTTATATTTATATCTATGGAAATATGTTCGTATGGTTGTGGTAAAGAAGCTAGATTCTTTTTTAAGACTGGAAATAAATGTTGTGAAAAATCGCCTAATTCTTGTGAAAGCAAAAGGAATAAAGATTCTGAAAAGAAAAAAGGAAAATTTAAAGGAACACCATATTGGCAATTACCTGAAGATAAAAGAAAATTACCCTTTATACCTTGGAATAAAGGTAAAGTTGGGGTTTATACCGAAGAATACAGAAAAAAAATTAGTAATTCTTTAAAAGGAAGAACTGATATTGGTAGAGCATCTACAGATGAAAAAGAAACCGAAAGAAAGAAAAAAATATCAGAAACAATGAAAAAAAATCCATTATGTGGAGGTTTAAGAAAATGTGGTGGTAGAGGAAAAAAAGGTAGATATAAAGGATATTGGTGTGATAGTAGTTGGGAATTGGCTTGGGTTATTTATAATTTAGAACACAATATCAAATTTGAAAGAAACAATATTGGTTTTGAATATGAATATAAAGGACAAAAAAGAAAATATTATCCTGATTTTTTAATAACAGAAAACTATTATGAAATAAAAGGTAGGAGAAGTTTCGAAAAACTTGATGCTGTAAATAAAGAAAAAATTAGACAATTTAAGTTTAATCTAAAAGTCTTATATGAGAAGGATATGAAACCATATCTAACTTATGTTATAGAAAAATACGGAAAAGATTATACTAAATTGTATGAATAAAGAGAATATCCGAATGAACAAGGGTTCCAACTTAAAATCAGTTGGGTAGTAAAAGCTCCGTGAGTTCGAATCTCACTCCTTCCTCACATTATGCTCTCGTGGCGCAACGGTTAGCGCAAGATGCTTATACCATCGAGGTTACAGGTTCAAATCCTGTCGGGAGTACAAAAGACCTCGTAGCTCAATTGGTTAGAGCTTCGCACTTTTAATGCGAAGGTTTCGGGTTCGAGTCCCGATGGGGTCACTACAAAGGAAACTAAACCTACTACATAGGGTGAAGATATCTAAGGTCGTGATGTAGATGTCGACTTAAAGTTATTTGTTGTTTCTTTTGTTTTATGCCGATGTGGTGAAATAGGTAGCCACGCTAGTTTTAGGCACTAGTGTCTAACGACGTGAAGGTTCGAGTCCTTTCATCGGTACAAACATACATCCTTAGCTCAGTTGGTTCAGAGCATTTGCCTTACAAGCAAAGGGTCGGAGGTTCAAATCCTTCAGGGTGTACATTGGTGAGATAGCGCAGATGGTCAGTTCGCACTGGACTGAAAATCCAGGGATATCGGTTCGAGTCCGATTCTCACCACACAATACGCCTGTATCGCATAGCGGCAATTGCAACTGACTGTAAATCAGTTCTCGTTTGAGTTCGGAGGTTCGAGCCTTCTGCAGGCACACATTGGAATATAGCTCAGTTGGTTAGAGCATTTGACTGATATTCAAAAGGTCGCTAGTTCGAATCTGGCTATTCCAACATTTGGTACTGTGTCCGATTGGCAAGGTCGAGCTCTGCAAAAGCTCTTATGTTGGTTCAAATCCAACCAGTACCTCAAAAAAAAGTGGGTGTGTTGAAATGGTATCATTACGGTCTCCAACACCGCAGTTCGAGGTTCAAATCCTTGCACCCGCGCCAAAATGGCGAGATAGCTCAGTTGGTTAGAGCGTAGGATTCATAACCCTAAGGTCGGCAGTTCAATTCTGTTTCTCGCTACTCTATTATTTATGGTGTTTATAGTGTAATGGTAGCACGACAGATTGTGGTTCTGTTAGTATGGGTTCGAAACCCATTATCCACCCTTTTGGAAGATTGGCTGAGTTGGTCTAAAGCGGCACCCTGCTAAGGTGTTAATTGGGAAACTGATTCATTGGTTCGAATCCAATATCTTCCGCACAATTTGGAAATACAAAAAAAATTCGTATATTTGTCTTGATAGCTCAGAGGTAGAGCAAGTGGCTGTTAACCACTAGGTCATAGGTTCGAATCCTTTTCAGGACGCAAAAAAAATTTGAATATGTTACATAAAATGTAGTTATGATAAATTTTTGGTCTATTAGTGTAGTGATTAACACGCCTCACTGTCTATGAGGTAGCCTCGGTTTGAATCCGTGATAGACCGCCAACCAACAATGAGTGTTGTGCAAGAGTACCCGATCTCTGAAGTCAAACAAAAGGGTTAGTCAGGTGGCGGAATGGTAGACGCAAAAACTGAAGGCGGATAAGTGATTTAAGAAGCATTATAAAAAAGCATGTCAAATCACATACAGGTTCGAATCCTGTCCTGACTACAAAAGTATTAACCACCCGACTCATTAGGGTGAAGTGTTTCGTACGAAAACACTTGAATAAAGTGGGTGGCAACCATAAGAACGCCTTAAACTCGTTAATACTTTTTTATATTGCGGGGTAGAGCAGTTGGTAGTTCGTCGGGCTCATAACCCGAAGGTCGCAGGTTCAAATCCTGCCCCCGCAACCAAAGGGCTGTCATGTACCAAGGTTGGCGATCTTCACTTGCAATGAAGATGTGGTGAGTTCGATTCTCACATGGTCCACAAAAAAATGCCTCTATAGTTAAACGGTATAACAATTGATTTGTAATCAATTATTCTTGGTTCGATTCCGAGTGGGGGCTCTGATGCAATAGTAACTCAGGTACTAGGGTTAGTTGCAACATCGCGAATATCGTATAGTGGTTATTACTCCATCCTTCCAAGTTGGAGACGACAGTTCGATTCTGTCTATTCGCTCAGGGTTAGTCAAGACCCCCTCGAATCTCAGAGTCGGGAAAAATAGTCAGGTGGCGGAAAGGTAGACGCTAACAAAGTGAGAAGTCAGCTTGAATGTAGAAATACATTTATGTACCCAAAGATGATTTCATACAGGTTCAAATCCTGTCCTGACTACTTAAACACAGGGGAATATATCAATTGGTTAGATTACGTGCTTTGGGAGCACGAGGTTGTGGGTTCGAGTCCCGCTTCCCCTACTGAGAAATTTTTCTCAATTAATTTGGGTCCATAGTTAAAGGGATATAACTTCTGCCTTCTAAGCTGACGTTCCAAGTTCGAATCTTGGTGGACCTACTGGATCAAAATATTTCAATTTTTTTCAAGAATACAAAGTATAAAGTTTGGTAATTTGAAAAAAAATATGTATATTTGTTTTCAATTTATTTCAAATGACACCGGACGAGTTACTTCATATCATAAACCATCAACCCAACAAATTGTCTTTGTTAATCGATACGTTGAATTTGTTGAAAAATTCTCATGGTTTTGAGCAAGATTTATTGACACCAGGATTCATCAAAGAGTGGTTGGTATCCGATATTTTGGGGCATAAATGTCACAAGACCAAACATGGCGCCGATGCTACTTCATTGGATGGCACAGAGAAATACGAATACTTATCTTGTAAAGAAGGTGGTACATTCCAATTGGACCGTATTCATAGGAACAATCTTCATCGTATCGAAAGAAACAATGCGTTTTTTTTCGCTTTGTTCGATCAGAACGATGGGTTGAAATGTTTGAAGATATGGAAGGGGGCCACCTCGGATGTTCTCTCTGAATGTCTCAAGAAATTTGAAACTATGTCCACTAGTTCAAATCACATATGTATATCTAAAAAATGGGTAATGGACAATTGTCAATTGGTCTATGTGAGATGAATGGATTAGTCCACATTGTGACCATCTTTTTCAGGCCGATACTAACATTCTCTCACTGGTGGTTTGTCATATCGAATGATATATCTATCACCTTGTCTTGAAATTGTTTCGGAGTTTCGATTTAAAAAAATCAAAATTTTATTGTCATTACTGTAAACCATAAAGTGTAGACGATCACTAGGATATTGTTTCATACCTATTGTGGTAATTTCCCATTTTCCATTTTTTTGGGTTGCATCGACTAATGGTTTTACTTGAAATCCTTTTCCATCCACCATAAAATCAATACCTTCTTTTTCATCTTCTGGAGAACCTTTACAAAAAACCTTGATCCTATCATCCGTAAGTGTATTGTAGGCTTTTTTTAATCTTTGTAAGGTTGATTTCTCCAATTCAAATCCTCGAGCGCTAGTCGACCAAACAACATCTCTCAATTGTTTTGCGGTATCTCCCTCCTCTCCAAATAAAATTTCTTTATTTTCTTTTATCCATTCCATAAAATTATCAACCGTTTGGTCCTGTAGAGGAAAATCGATTTTGAAAAAACTATACATTTTTTTTCTCATTTTTCTATTGGAATAAAAGAAATTCAAAATAGACCAACTAGTATTTTCATCGACAGGAAATATATCTAAAAACCCTTCACGAGTTTTACAAGGCGGTTCATCAATTTGTCCGAGATAATCTTGGTACATTTCTTCAAGTATTGATTGAATTAAATCAGAGACTTTTTTTGATAAAAAATCTTTTGGGAGTTCTTGTGAATAATTAGGTAATGGGCTCATTCTATTTTTTTATGTTTTGAAAAATTTGATAAACTTGAAATATTTAATAAATATACGAAATTATTATTAATTGTGGTTAAAAATTTAATTACTGAGAAGCTTGGAGTTGCAGAACCAACTTTACCATATATTACCATAGTGTACGAGGAACTCAAAGGTAAGACAATAGAGTTTTATAATTCAAATTTAACGAAATATGAAGAAAAGATTGTAATAAATCTCAAAGATATGTCTTTTATTTACAAAGAGTATTTTTCATTATTTGTTCAATTCCCTGTTGAAAAAATATTCATAAATTATACAGCAGTGAGAAAACCACAAAAAAATAAAGAACTAGTGAATTTAGGTGTAACATACTCAACTATGGGTGCGGCATATGAAATTGGTAGACGCGAAGATAATGTATCATACATCAAAAAAAGTAGTTCAAAACTACCTAAATATGTTTTAGAAGATATTCAAAAAAGTTTAGTTCTTAAGTCTAATTTTGACGTAGAAATGAGTCCAACATCATCTGAAGAAGAATTAAAAACCATTCTGAATGATTTGGAAGATACAATCTACCACGAATTCACACATTTTTATGAATACTATAAACGTTTAGAATCTGGTTCTAAAGCCCTAGACTTCACTTTATCCTATGCTGGATCTAAAAACTACAATGTCCCCAAACCTATTTTTAAACTTTGGAGTAAATTTCTGTACCTCATTTATTTTTCAGAACCATATGAAGTTAGAGCTGTTACACAAGAAATTTCTAACAAACTGAAAAGAATGTCTCTAAGTGAATTCAGAAAAACACCATATGGTATAATCATAGAAAAAATGATTAATTTCAACGCTGAGGAAGAATATAATAAGATATTGGAAGAGATCTCAAATTATAATCCGAATTTGGAAACAAGTATTTTAACTCGATTGTACAATTGGTATATGAAAGATTATGTTTCTAGTGGTAACCCACCTCTTGAAAAGATTGTGATGAAAGCTAAAGATATCAAGTCATTGATGAAAAAATTCGAACAACGAATTAATAAAGTTGGTAGAGATCTTAATAGAAAAGTACTCACCTTTTCGTCTATGAATTCAAAAGACCAGTTTGGAATCCCTTTGTAGATTTCAAACTCGGAATATTTTTTCTATTTTTGGTGCCGAAGATGCTACTACACTATCACGTCTATCTTGCATCGATAATTTAAAAAGTTCGTTGGGATTCAAGATATTTTGATTTCCAATTCTATTATTCAATTTGTTTGCAAATTTTTGAAAAAACCCTGGTCCATTCCAAGTAGCATATATGAAATGAAATTTTAATTTTGGATCGGAATTAACAATCTTAATACTTTCAGGGTTAAGATATTTTTTCGATAAATTATCATAAGACTTTTCTAGTATTCTACTCAATAAATTTCTTAACCTCTCACCAAGACTTCCTGTTGGTTTGTAATTATATTTCCAAACATCCTTATTTTTATTTTGATCCACTAGTTTCCAAAATTCTAATCCTTCAGGTGTAGTGTTTAAGTGACCACCATGTTTTCGATCTAAACCAAACAAGGTTTCTCCTGACTTACCCATTTTACTATTGTAATGCCATGAAGGGTTATAATATCCACCCTCTAAATCTTCAATAATTTTATCAGTTGCTTGTCTAAAATTTTCGAATTTTACGTTAGACCCCATTTCAAAATCATCTCCGTATGTTTTGTTTCGATTTAAAAAAGTGTTTTTTTCATTTTCGAGTCCTTGTTTCAATAAATCTAAAATGAAATTTTGTTCATACATCAACTGATGTTGTCTCAGAATTTCTTCATTTAATTTTTTCATTTTTCTAAAATAATATATTTATAGTAAATCCACCGAAAAACCCATCGGTCTTTAGCCGATGGGATGGAAGGTGGTTATAGTAAATATCTGAATATTTTTTTTTAAAAAAAGAACTTTTTAATGTTTCTTGATATTTATGTTATATTAAGTAATTTAGTATAAATGTTAAAATCATACAAATATAAACTTAAACCAAATGGGGATCAAATTGTTTTATTAAATAAACATTTTGGTTCTATTAGGTTTGTTTATAACTATTTTCTTAATGAAAGAAAAAAAGAATATGAAACAAACAAACAAACTTTAAATTATTATGATAATGCAAAAGCATTAACAGAATTAAAAAAACAAGAGGAATACTCTTGGTTAAGTGAAATTAATTCACAATCGTTACAAGTTTCATTAAAGTGTTTGGATGACGCATATAATGGTTTTTTTAAAAAAAGAACAGGTTTTCCAAAATTTAAATCAAAACATACGAAAAATAGTTTTAAAGTTCCACAATTTGTAAAATTGGAAAAAGGTAAATTACGAATACCCAAATTTAAAGAACCAATTGATTTAATTTTAAGTAGAAGTTTTACAGGAATTATTAAACAATGTACCATATCTAGAGCACCAACAAATGAATATTTTGTTTCCATTCTTGTAGAAACTACACATACCACTTTACCAAAAACAGGAAAATCAATTGGTATTGACCTAGGACTTAAAGATTTTGTAATAACCTCTGAAGGTTATAAATACAAAAATAATCGTTATACAAAAAAGTATCAAACCTTACTTAAAAAAAATCAACAACA